ACAGGCGCTCCTGTCTCCCCCTCCTTCAGGATGGCCCAAGACGAAGGCATCGACAAGCGCCAAGGGATCATGCCTATCCCCCAAGACCATGATGCCCCTTATGTCTGCCTCGAACATTACTGCTACCTAGACCTCGACGGGGACGGCTATGCCGAACCCTACACGGTCACGGTCAAATACGACTCCAAGCAAGTCCTGCGCATAGTTGCCCGCTACACCCGCACCGACATCACCTACACCCATTCGGGGAAGGTCATCCGCATAGACCCCATTCATCTCTTCACCAAGTACCCCTTTATTCCTTCCCCCGATGGAGGCTTCTATGACCTCGGTTTCGGTGCACTACTTGGCCCCATCAATGAAACCGTTAGCAGCGCAATTAATCAGCTCCTTGACGCTGGAACGCTGGCGAACGCTGGTGGAGGGTTTCTCGGTCGCGGGTTCCGAAATAAGCGAGGTGAGTATCGCTTCCGACCGGGAGAATGGAAGTCTGTTGATTCTACTGGTGACGACCTGCGGAAGAACATTCTTCCCTTGCCCGCCCCGCAACCGTCTACAGTCCTTTTCGAACTTATCACAGTCCTCATACAGTACGGGGAGTCTGTCGCCGGAGCAACTGACGTACTGCAAGGGAAAAACCCAGGTCAGAATACTCCCGCTGAAACTGGGAGAGCTATGGTTGAGCAAGGGATGAAGGTCTTCAATGGCATCTATAAGCGCACCCATCGCGCCTTCACCCAAGAAATCCGTAAGCTCTTCCGCCTCAACACTATCTACCTCACTGGCGAGAACTATTTTGTCTCCAACGACGCCCAGCCCAAGGAGATTGCCAAGCTCTACTCAGGCGCCGAGATCATGGTAAGGGCTGCTGCTGACCCCTTCTACATGTCCGACTCCCAAAGGTATAACCAAGCGGTCTCCATCTTCCAAGCAGCCCATTCTTCCCCCGGATGGGATGTCTACCAAGCTGACATCTATTACCTAGAAGCCCTGAAGGTTGCCAATCCGGACCGTTTCCGCCCGGACCCGAAATCCCCTTACGCCCCTCCTCCCCCCATCAACCCGAAAATACAGCAAGAGCAACTTAAGCAACAGACTGCTCAACTCAAGCTCGCCCAAGAGAAGGAGGAGTTCCAACTCACCTACAAGCTCAAGCAGGCTGAGTTGATGGCTAAGGTGGATGATCTTCGCGCCCATGTCATGATGTTGGAGGCTCAAGCAGCCAAGCTCTACGCTGACGCGGGGGATGCTGACGTGGGCCACGAGATAGCTCTCATCAACGCCCAGATAGGCGCCAAGAAGAACCACATGGATGGCTTGCTGGAGGCTATCCGTTTGCTCCATGAAATCTCCAGCACCAAGGAGTCTAAGGATGGAACCAGTGATGAAGGAGGAGCTAGACGCATGGCTGGCGGACCCTCTAACAAGAGGCTTTCTGGATATGTGCAATCGACGGTGCCGGGAGCTGGAGGCCCTATGGGCGGAGGGCAAATTCCTCAGTGAGAACCCCTCAGTCACCCAACTACAATGCGCTAAGGCGGTAGGCGCACACGAAGTGTACCGCATGATCCTTACCATTTCCGAAGAGGATATAAATGAGTGAACTCAAGTGGCAACCTGTGGGAAACAAAATTCTCGTCCGTTGCGAAGGTGTTGAGCAAGTTTCCAAAGGAGGCATCATCCTTCCTGAGCAGTCCACTGACAGGGAAAAGATGAAGCAAATGTATGGCACAGTGGTTGCCATTGGCCCGCTTGCCTACAATGACCAGCGCACCATTGACGAGGACGGCACCGTCAAATACAACCAGCAGTGGGTTAAGATTGGGGACCGGGTAAAGTTTCAGCAATATGCAGGCCACCTTCACCTTGAAGAAAATGACCCTGCCCAATACCGCCTCATGCACGACCTTGATATCTTGATGGTCTACAAAGCCTAAGGAACTACCATGACTGATGAACTGAACGATCCCCTCCCCCCTGAAGACAACCTCGATGGCGAGGATGCCGCCATTATTGCTGAAGCCCGGGATCAAGGTTGGGTTCCCAAGGAAGACTGGCATGGGGATGAAGCCGATTGGACTGACGCTGCCACCTTCGTCAAGCGGGGGCGGGAAATCAATCCCATCCTCAGGAAAGCCTTGGAGAGGGAGAAGAAAGCCTCCGACAAGCTCCGGGCCGAATTGGCTGAACTCAAGGGCACAGTCTCCGAACTGGCCGAGTATCGCCTCAAGCAGGAAAAGATGATCTATGACCGGGCCATGAAAGACCTCAAGGCCCAGCTGCGGGAAGCCACCCGGGACGGTGAGTTCGACAGGGTAGACCAGATCGAAGAGGCCATTGACCAATTGGAAGGGGAAAAGCCCGCCCCCAAGTCTCCCCCCAAAGAAGACACTCCCAAAGTCCACCCCTCGGTTGTCGCATGGACCGAAGAGAACAAATCTTGGTATAACGAAGACCCCAAGAATGAGGACCTTGTAGATTACGCTAATGCCGTAACTGCGAGGCTGGTCAAGCAGGCGGGGGCAAATCCTGACCCTGATACTATTCTCGCGGAGGTCAAGAAGCGGGTTGCCCAGCAATTCCCTTCTCGCTTCCGCCTGCCCGCAGGTGGCACTGGGGATTCTGTCTCCGGAGGCGCTACCGGGAAAGGCAAAGGTTTCCATTCCCTCCCCCAGGATGCCAAAGCAGCCTTCGAACGCTTCTACAAGGCGGGCTATTACCCGGGCATGAAGAAGGAAGAAGCCCAGGCAGAATACTTTTCCCATTACTAAAAAAGGTGCTATGATGACGAAACTTGCAGAGACTTCCACGGTCAAAGCAGCAAGCGAGATGGAAAAAGTGGCCTTCGCTGCTCCGGGTGCAGACATCCCCACTCCTCGCTCCTCAGTCGAACGCACAGAGCCGGTGCGCCGCAAGCGCCTCCAGTTGGGCTCTTCCAAGCTAGGCGTAGACGTATCCAAGCTCCGCGATGCGGGCTTCTATTGCCACTGGATCAACGACCAAGATGGTCGCGTCCAAGAAGCTATGGATCGCGGATATCAGTTCGTCTCCCTTGACGAAATAGACTACGTTCCCACAATCGGTGCACCATCCACCACTGATGGCAAAGTTAGCCGCCGCGTAGGCACCATTGACGATAAGCCCTTGCTCGCTTTCCTGATGAAAATCCGGACCGAGTGGAAGGCTGAGGACGATGAAGTGTTGGCCGAAAGGTGCAACCAGATCGATGCCCAAATCAAAGGTGGTGGAATCCGGCAAATCGCAGACGGTGCGGGGTATAGCCCTAAGGCCGATCATACGAAGCTAGAAGCCTATACCTCTCGTAAACGGTAATTGGAGATTGCAATGGCAAACCCGAACGCCCCGCACGGCCTACAACCCGTGCAGAACGGAGATACTTCCCCCTACACGGGGAAAAGTAATCTCTACCACATCCCCTCTTCGGATACCAATGCCTACTATGTGGGCGATGTTGTTCTCGCCGCCAACACCGGCTCGGATGCCCAAGGTGTCCCCGATGTCATCCTCTCTGGCGCGGGCGCTCGGGGAACCCCTGTCACTGCCGCCCTTCCGGTGGGCGTGATTGTGGGTATTCAAGTTGCCCCCATCGGTGTGGGTGTGGGCCAGACCCAAGGCAACGCGGTCAACCTCAACCTTCAGTTCGTCCCGGCTACCAAGCTGAACGACTACTATGTGTGGGTTGCAGACGATCCCGGCTTGGTCATGGAGATTCAGTATAACAATACTGGTACCCTGACCCCGGCCACCACGGTTGGCTACAACCTTGGCTACACCCCTACCCTCCCCACCGCCCCGTCTCCGGTCTCGGGCACGGTCGGCTCGGGCCTCGGGACTGCCAACACCCTGCCTCTGAAGTGTCTGGGCCTGCCGTATCGACCCGGCACCGACTTCACGGCAAACACTCCGCTGCTGGTTACGTGGAACACCCACCAGTACGGCAAGCCCTCCCCGGGCACCACCGGCGTATAACCCGCATAGGAGACCATCATGGCTATCGGCGGCATCATCACAACCGGCACCCACCCCAAGGCCCTCTGGCCCGGGATTCATCAATGGTGGGGCCGTATGTACAACGAGCACAAGGAAGAATGGCCTTTCCTGTTCGATCAGGACACTTCCAACATGAACTACGAGGAAGACGTCCAAGTCACGGGTTATGGCCTTGCTCCCGTGAAGTCCGAAGGTGCGGGTACCATCTACACCTCCGAACTCCAAGGCTTCGTTTCTCGTTACGTCCACCTCTCCTACTCCCTTGGCTATATCGTCACCGAGGAAGAACTGGAAGACAACCTCTACGAGAAAGTCTCGAAGACCCGTGCTGCATCTCTTGCCTTTTCCTTCCGTCAAACGAAGGAGAATGTTGCAGCCAGCATCTACAACCGCGCCTTTACCGCAGGCTTCAATGGGGGTGATGGCGTAAGCCTGTGTAATGTTGCCCACCCCAATACCTCGGGTGGCACGTTCTCCAACATGCTGGCCGTGGGTGCGGACCTCTCCGAGGCATCCCTTGAGGACCTCATTATTCAGATCATGGGTGCAACTGATGATGTGGGCAACCTCATCAACATCATGCCCCAACGCCTGATCGTTCCCCGCCAAGAATGGTTCAACGCCAATCGAATCATGAAGTCGGTCTTCCAACCCGGCACCGCCAACAATGACATCAACGTCATCAAGGCGGAAGGGGCCATCCCCGGTGGCATCCACATGAACCACTATCTGACCTCGCCGCATGCTTGGTTCATCCGAACCAACTGCCCGAATGGTCTGAAAATGTACACCCGGGTTCCCATCTCCTTCGAGCAGGACAACGACTTTGACACTGGCAATGCCAAAGCCAAGTCTCGCGAGCGTTACTCCTTCTTCTGGACTGACCCGCGCGGTCTGTTCGGCTCGAATGGGCCGTAAGGGAGAGTAGAGATGCCTCTTAAAAAAGGCTCCTCAGCCAAGACTGTCAGCGCGAACATTCGTGAACTCCACGGGGGCAAGACCTTTGCCCATACTTCCGCCAAGTTCGGGAAGAAACGCGCTGACAAGCAGGCTGTGGCAATCGCATTGAAGAAGGCGGGAAAGTCTCGCCGTAAGGGGTAAACCATGGCTAGCGGACAAAAGAAGGTATATAGGGATGCCACGCAGGCCGCTGGCCTCTCCATCCCCAATGTTCCCAAGGGCGTTCCCATGAAGGCCACCCCCGTCACCCACAAGGAGCCGGGGCTTGGTGCCAAGACAATCGCTCACCCTTTCAAGAAGGGTAAGCCCACCATCTAAGGAGCCATCATGGCCTACGTTGCTTCCCAACCCCCGATGGCCGTAACTTCGGGCTTTACTCAAGATGCGCCCTTCCAGCCCTTGAGCGATTGCGGGGTTCCTAACCCCTTCTTCTATCACCAATTCGCAGACGACTTTGATTCGTCTGTCCTTGTGGCTGGTACCTCCACCATTTACACCCTGACCAAGAGTGGCACGGGGGCAGCTATCGTTGGTCAGGCCGGTCTCGGAGGCCAAGCCCTCTTCACCGCAGGTACCACTGCCGGGAATGCTTCTGCCCAACTTCCTGTCGCTGGCTTTACTGTCAATAACGCGCCCAAGAAGACTTTCTACGTCTGCCGGATGCAGCTTGCCACTGCTGTGCTCACCGACTCTGGTATCAGCATCATTGCTGGTCTCATTCAAACCACCACCACCCCGGGCACTG